TAACTTTCTAGCTTTTTTTCTAACGTATCTTTCATTTTACCTCCTGATTAAAAATTTGTCCCAAAAAATACTGAATTATCTGTTGCCGCTGCAGCATATGTTATACTCAACTTAGGCCTATAAGTAGAAGTGCCATGATTTTGATAATACACTGTTGTTTTATTATAATTACCTCCTAATGAAGGTGCGCTATTATCATGGTCATAGTCATTTCCCATTAAACATAAATTTAAGTTTCCTGATCCTATAGCGCTATTTATAGCACTAATTCCTGATGCATTAAAAGTAAATGTATGATCACCTTCAGTTGTAGAAACTGAAACAGCAGTTACTAATTCAGTTCCTAATATAGATCCGCTTGAAAAACACATACCAAAATCAGAACTACTAGTCGGTATTCCTGTAGAATTAACTATAGTAACCCCAGGAGAACTTACTCCTGTTGCATCTAATCTTAAAGTTAAAGTAGCCGATTCTGCAGTTTCACTTTCTCCAGATAAATCAAATTGAAAGTATGATCTTCTACAATAATAAGTATTTCCACCTCTACCACCTGAATAAATATTATAGATTCCAAATGTATTAAATGTTCCGTTTGAAAGAAAAATGTTTCCTGACGTACTAGCATTTCCCCTTGCATCAGACCAACTACTAGCACTAGTATTACCTATCATACAATCATTTGAATTTGCACTAAAATTAGGCATTATAATTCTACCTTTGGCATATAGTAGTTATTTTGCATTACTGTATAATTATTAAACTCAGGAGTTATAGAAACCCTTTCATAACTTATAGAATCAAACTCATAAGGGTTGTATTCTTTTTCTTCATTATTCCAATAGGTAATTTTACCGCCTTCTTTAATTTTATCTAAAGCAAAGTTTTTAAATTTATCTAAGTTTAAATCTCCAAAAGTATCCAAAAATATCCCGTCGTAAGTAGACAGATTATCCAATTCATTCCAATCACCTTCTACAATAGTAACATTAGATTTATTACTAGCCCATTCATTTAATTTTTCAATTATCTGTGGATGTATTTCAATTATTGTATGAGAATTTACATTTTGTGATTGTATATAATCTGCACATATTCCCATACCAAATCCTATCTCAAGTATGTCACCTTTGTTATGACATACAAATTCTGCTGATTTTTCCATTATAGGAGATTCCCAATCCATCATAACTTCAATACCTGATGGACTTATTATCTTATTATCTAAAAATTCTAGTATATCATCTTTAAAAGCCATTAAAATTGAAAATCCAATGTTGCTACTCCATAAGCTATTTCATTATCTGAATCCCAATAAAAAGATAATATATCAACGTGATTAGCATCTGTTGTTAATGTTGGCGGACTTCCTCCTGCCCATTTAACTGTAGAACTTCCTGCTGCTGCTGAACCTCCTTGATCAAATACTAGCCATCCATCTGCTGCTACTGTTCTACTGCCTGTTCCATCTTGTTTTAATAGTAATGTATAATTACCCGACACACTAGGAAAATGTAAATTCAAATCAGCTATATTGCCACTTCCAAATGTAAGAAATTGTTTATTACCCGAATCAAAAAGAACATTAGTATCTGCAGCATTGTAAGTAGGTTCTTTTTGGTCAAATCCTACACCACAATCAAATTTAGCATAATCTCCTACTACTGTTTCTGCTAATGTAAGAATATCTAATCCACCTACTGTGAAAGTAATTACATCTCCATTAGATTCAGAAATATATGTATCGCCTCCACCATCTAAATATAATTTTTGAGTAGCATCTATTTTAACATCTGCTCCTGATACTATTAGATCTCCGTCTGGATCTAAAGTTAAATGTGCTGCAGCTGTATCAGCATCAACTGTAGATATTGTAGTTGCTCCTTCAGTATCTACACCTATATTAAAATAATCATTTTGATTTGCTGTGTCCATTATTTTAAAATCAGCAGTATTCATATTAAAATGCAAATAATTTGTTCCAGCTCTAGCTATATAAAATTGTTTGCTTTGAGCATCTAATGTTATGTCGCCATCAATATCCAATGTTAAATGACCTGCTGCTGCATCATCATCTACAGTGCTTATAGTTGTAGCTCCATGTTGTGCTATTTCTATTCTAAAGTAATCTCCTGTATCATCATCATCATGTATAGTAAATTTTGGATCTGTTCCAGATAATGCTATTTCTTCAGTTGTTAATATGTGATTAGCTGCATCCCATAATAGATAATCATCTCTTCCTAAAGCAGTAGTATTAGAACCACTAGAAGTAGGCTGAAGAACAACTTGATAAGATCCACTAGAAGCATCTATTGTTGTTACTGTATCTGAACAATGAGTTGCAGTAGCTGCATTCCCTGTTAATGCTCCAGTAAAATTAGTAGAAGTTAAAACTCCACTATTAGGATTGTAAGTTAATCCTGTGTCTGTTTCAATACCTTGTGTACCAGTAGCACCATCAACAAATACTGGGTATACAGTTTCATCTGCGGTATTGTTAGCTGATACTGTAACATTTGTAGCCTCTGTTGCTGTTGAAGAATTACCTGTTAATGCACCTGTAAATCCAGTAGAAGTAAGCATTCCAGTTGATGGATTATATGTAAGCCCTGTATCTGTCTCTAATCCTTGAGTTCCTGTTGCTCCATCTACAAAAGTAGGATAAACTGTTTCGTCAGCTGAATTATTTGCGACTATTGTACTATTAGTAGCTTCTACTGCTAATGTAGCATTAGATGCTGTTCCAGTTAAATTACCTACAAATGTACCTGTAGTATTACCTGCTAATGTAGAATTACCACTTGAGTCAAATGTAATCATATCAGTGCCATCATTATCTTCTATGATATTGCCAGATATTGTTATCTTTCCATCTATTTGAAGATTGCCAGCATTGGTTAATTCCATTATAGAAACATAACCACCAGTAGCACCACTTTTTATTTTAAAATCTCCACCATCTACAAATTCAAAGTTCCATGAATCTGAATTATCTTCTAAGTTATCAGCATAAAAGAACATATTTAAATTCTCACCTGATAAACTTTTAAATGCATAATATGCTTCTGTAGTAAATGACATTATAGCACCACTACTTTCTTCTTCTATAACACCACCTGCACCGAAAGTAATCTTATTACCTGTAACAGTTAAATCACCTGCTATTTCTAAATCACCATCTTGAGCTAACTTCATTTTAGTATTAGCTCCTAATGCTCCTAGTCCTTGATTAAATAATAAAGGATGATCTGTAGTATCACTTGCATCATATCCTACACTCCATCTATTAACGTGACTAGTAAATATTATTCTAGAATCATAATTTTCGCCAGTTGATAACATTAAGCCTAGGTCAGCATTTGAAGCTGAATTACCTAATTGTATATAGTTATCTGTTTCGTTACTTATAAACTCACTATTACCAAAGGTTATTTTACCTCCAGATACAGTTAAATCTCCTGTACTTGTTAAACTAGCACAAGATATATTACCTGTTGATTGTGTGAGTGTTATTGTAGTAGCATCAGTTGATGTGTCTTTAAATTCTAATGTAGATCCATTAAAATGTATATTAGCAGCGTTAACATCTAATAAACTGCTTCCTAATGTTAGTAAATCTGTATCAGACTCTAGACCTATTGTTGTTCCTGTAAGTCTAATACTACCAACGGTAGTAGAGGCTACACCAGTTAATACTGATAAATCTGAATCGTCTCTTAAAAAAGTAGCCATCTTATTCCTTACATATCATGTTGTAATATACTTACGCCTGAGTCATTTCTCCTAGAATTAGCATATCTCATTGCTTTTCTTCTATGATCTTCATAAATAGTTCTCCAGTATTGAGCTGCTTGCAATCCGTCTGCAGTACCTTGATATAATTTTTCTAATACTTTTGCTATTAACCCCTCATGAAATTGTGCTGGTAGTTTAGAGAATTCTGCTAAGTTTATAGAAGTACCTGTAGAAAATTCTGATATTTCTGCACCACTACCATTATCCATTGGTGCTACTTCTTTTACATATAATCTTATTGAGTGACTTGCTGTGCTAGGAGGAGTTACAGTAACACCATTATTAGATGTTACTCCTACTGCTAACTTTCCTCTTTCTACCCAATAAACATATCCACTTGAATGTAATACTCCCATTATAGCCTTCCTTCTTTTGCATTGAAAAACATTTCACTAATCCAATCAGAATGAGCATAATCTATAGTATAGTTACCTTTTTTTATTTTTTGAAAAGTTTTATTATTCATTTTTGTTTTTGGTACATATTCTCCAGTTTCAAGAAAATAACCTAATACCATTTTTCCCATTTCTTCTGGTCCATATTCTTTTATAACATCTTCAACAAATTTTACACCATCAGGACTATTTATAAAATTCCAAACTTTTTCATTTTTCATAGGTATTCCATATCCGAATCTATCTTTCGCCATTACTCATTTTCCTTATAAGGCATTCTTGCACTTCTTAGCGTTATTCCAAATAATTTACTTGGATGTCTATATGATCTAGCATGATGTATATCCATTCCTGTTATACCCATTTCAGAAACCATCTTTTTAAATTCTTCTAATTCTATTTCAGTAAAATCTTTTGCATGCCTATCTCCTACATCTGTCATAGCGCTCCACATAGCGTTGTTTTCTGGCTGTCCTGATTCAATCCATTCATCATAGTAAGGCATAGCAAGTTTTTGAATTTTCATTCTAGCTACTGCTCTCGTATCCTTATTATCTTCTGTTCCATATCCGAATCTATCTTTATTCATTATTCATTTTCCTCTAAAAAGTTTTGATGTTTTCTCATTAAATACGCTAGGATATTTTCTTGACAGTTCTTCATAATCTATAGAGCCAATTTCTTCTTCACTATATAAATTCGGAAATGATTGATTTAAGCGCTCAAATAAAAATTCACCTGGTCCTTCTTGTTTATTTCTTAACATTAATTCATAAGTTTTTGCAAATTTCTTCCAAGAATTTAATCCGTAATTTTTAATAACATCATTCATAATGCTTTCCAACATTTCATAACCTCCACTTGTTTGAGTATAATCGTGATGGAAAATAGGAGCATTATCAGAAGTATAATCCCAAGCCTCTTGCAATTGATCTGTACCATATCCAAATCTATCTTTAGCCATTATGTCATATCCTCATCTTCTTTATCTGGTTTAACTTCTAATCTTTGCGCTCTTTCGCCATTTATATAAACTTCATTAATTCCTATAATTGCATCGTCTAATGTATAATATGTCTTATCTTTTACTGTACCACCTGATATTAGATAAGATGCTTCTGATACTCTTGTATCTGTACAAAATTCAATATTAGCCTGATTTAATAACTTTATAATTCTTTGATCTGATACATTAGGATGTAATTCTTTAATATTCTCTATCATTTCTTTTAACTTCATTCTGCTCCTCCTACTATAAACATTTCACTATATTGAGCTTTCAATCTATCAATTCTACCAGTCATAAGTTGAGCAAGCTCTGCATCTTCTTCATCTTCTATATAATTATGATATAATGCTTCACATATCTTTATAGATGCATAAACAAGAACGTGATCATAGAATTCAGCAGGAAACTTATCAATAGATGAAGTAGCTGAGTCATAACTTGTTACTGCATATTGTGGTAAATATATATAATACAAATGAGCTGAACCAGTAGGTGCTGGTTTAACAGTCATATACTGTTCTTGAAAATAATATATTGGATCATTTTCAGATGCATAATGTATTGAATCTGTATCAGTATATTTATGTATTAAATTTGGACTAACTTCAGTAGCTGGTATTCCATTTCTTTGAACGTATATTATTTCATAAACTTCATCTATATCTATAGCATTACCATTAGTTATAGAAGGATCAGACCATATCCCAAATTTTTGAGTTACGAATCCGCCTTTTGTAGCTTTGATTTTATTATACACATCATAACAACCATCAACAATATACTGTTTTGCTTCATCATCAGTATAGCCATCTGTTGTGCCTGTGTAATAACCTATTCTTGTTTTAAATACCATAGTTTCCTTTGTGACAGATTCGGAGCAAGCCCTTTATACGACTTGCTCCTAGTTCTGTTAAACTAATATTAAGCGGATTCTTTAGTAATAGTTATCTTACTATCTACACCAGAAAAAGCAAATACATACCAATTTGTACCATCGCATACTAAATCGCAATAGTCACCAGGTGCTGCACCATTAACAAAAGTAATAGTGTCTGCATCTGCATCAGATTGTATAGCTTGAGCTGCATCATTAGTAGCACTTAATACAGTACCAACCATTACATTGGCACTGCTATCAGTTACTATTGTTGGAGCTGCTCCAGTAGCTGTTAAGATAACTTTCAACTCATACCCTTTAGAAACAGCAGGCAAGGTAAGCACATTAGCTGCGCTACCATCTAGAAAAATAGTTTTCCCAGAGTCTGCTAATTGTAAAGTTGTAGCTGAAGATACTACTTTAATCCCACCGTTTGTTCCACCAATATAAGGTCTAGCCATTTCTTAGCCCTCCTTACGCTGTGATTTTAATTAACGAATGTGAGTTAATGTTAGTAATACCGATTCCCTCATCAGACATGTATTGATCTTTAACGCCATCATACGCATTATCAGTTTTGATATTCGTTTGATACATTGAAGCTCTATACTGTGAGTGGAATAGATTATCATCATCAACTACTAGCATGTATTTGTTATATGGTCCTCTCAATGCAGGAGTAGGAATCATTTGTAACATTCCATGAGGTGTTTCTAGAACTCTATAATTGAATCCTAAAGCATCTCTTTTCATATCACCTAAATTAACACTCCATCCATTATTACCAGCGAATCCAGAGTTACCTGCCATTTTAGACCAGTAACCTAATGCACCAGCACCAACAAATGCTTTTTTAACACCTGATGTTGGAACATATTGGAATACTTTTTCCATATCATCAACAAAATTAGCATATGTATAACTTGCTTCTGATGCTGTAAATATGTTTTGATAATCGTGAGTTGTTGTTGAGTTACCGTATGCTTCAATAGCTGGTATAATACCATAAGTTGTTCTAACTAATCCTGAACCTGAACCTGCTGGAGTAGCTATTGTTCCAACTGCTGGGCCATTAATACCGCCATCTGCAAATGTTTCATCAACATCCGAGCCTCTATAACCGTCTGCATAAGCTGATTCACCTAATCCAGTACCACCTACACGTTTACCAAATAAGAAAGCTCTTTCTTTTTGAATTTTGTGTTCTTGTGATTTCTGCATTCTTAATCTAGCTAATTCAGATGATTCACCTCTTAAAGCTGCTTCTAACAATGTACCAGTAATTTCAAGAGGATTCTTGAATATTTGGCAAGAGTTATAAACTACTTTAAGTTCATCTGACCACGCTTCAGGTGAGTAACCACCTTCACCGTGTGCATTACCAATAACATAAAACACATCATCGTCTGCTATATTCATATCAGCATTTATTGGTGTTACTTGAATTGTGTTGGTATCAGTTACTGTTGTAACTATTGCAACACCTCTATTAGTTGTTTCAGTAGAGTCCCAACACTCAACTTCTAAACCAAGCCATGATGCATCTGGAGTAGGTAATCCTACTATATTATCAACATCAAAATCGACTGTTTCTGTATTAGCACCAGGTGCTGCTGGGTTTGAAGCTGCGAAAAAACTTTGCTTAACCCATGGTTGTTTGTGTTCGAACATTTTAAATACGGGATCTGGAACGTTTCTTGTTTCCTTGTTTGCGATAACGGTTGTAAATGGTGTTACGTCCGTCCACAATTCTTTAGTCACTTGAGGATCGATGTAAAAATTACGTCTATCCGTAAAGAGAACTCCAGAAGCCGATAGATCTTTTGCTGCCATCTTTCTATTTCTCCAATTACCCTTCGCTCAACTGCTTTTTAAGCCTTCGGTCAGGGATAGATTTATTTTATTTTTTCCAAGCTAGCATGCTTTCGTTGAATAACTGTTCATCATTTTTAGGAGCTTGAGAAGTTCCACTTGCAACAGCTGTTGATTGTGGTACTTTTAATCTCTCTTCTCTATTTTGATATTCAGCTACTCTTTGCTGAGTTTGCACCTGTTGTTTAGTTGGTGCATTCATCATCTCATAAACTTTAAACAATGTGTCGAATGTCACATTATTAGGATTTTGCAACCATTTTATAGCATCACTAGTTTTCTCAGGACTCCAGCCTAAACTAGACACAGCGTGATTATACGCTTGTCCTTCTGCAGCTCTTTGATTTTGAACTTCTTGTGCTTGTGCTTGTTGCATTTGTCGATATTCATCAACTTTTCCATAATAATCTATCATATTATCTCGATACCTATCATTTTCAAGTCTATATTTGAAAGACTCACTATCTGGATCATTATATGCATCTACCTCGTTGTAAGAATGTGGTTTCTCAGGACGAACAGGTTGCTTCAATGAATTCTGCTCGGCAGGTTGTTCATTGGAAAGCGATTGCTGTAAATTTTGTAAGACTTGTGGATTCTGCTGTAATGTCTGAGCTAGAGGATCCATTTGTTGTCTATAAGAATTAAACTGTTCTTGTAAATTATTAAGCTCACTTTGAGTCCTATCGTGTTTTGATTGCCAGTACTCATAACGATCTGCATCTTGTTTTACTGAAGTCTGTTGTTGTGGGGCAGCATCAACTTGTTCAGCTAATTGCCCTGTAGCAGTTTCATTAGATGGTGAAATCATGTCCCCTTCAGTCGAAAAGACATTTACTTCAGACGGTGTTGTTCCTGCTTGCCCTATTGGTGCTTTTGCAGGATCAGTCGTCTCCATTACTGCTGGTTCTGTTGGAATTGTATTTTCCATTTATTCTCCTAGTTTGTCATTATCAGCAACTATTCTTCCAAGCCTAGCAACTCTTCATTTCTAGCAGAGATGACGTTTTCTGACTCATTATTACTAGTCATTTCTTCAACTTCTTCTTTTACCTGCTTGAACTGATCGTTAGTTCTATGCTTGTACAATTGAGCTGTTGCTTGCATAGATGCTTCCATCTTAGCAAGTTTCACCTCAAAATCTTTTAATTCAACACGTTTTCTATCGTGTAATGACTCACGTTGTGCTGTTTGTAAATCACCTTTAAGTTTTTTAACTTCTTCTTCTAGTTGCCCGACTTGTCCTTGTAATTGAGCTTGTATTCCAGCTCTTTCAAGAACACCTTCCATATCTGCAACATCAGTTTGTTTTAATAATTCTGTTTGATCAATTACTCCCATTGAGTATAGTTCTTTATAATATTCAAATCTAGCCCATCTGTTATTAGGTAATGTACTGCCAGATATAACTTGAACATCATAATTGCCTATTGTTATATCATTTATTCTACCAATAATAACATTAGTAAAATCATCATACACCATTTGATTTATTTCTACATTTTTAGGAGCGGTATTAGGTTGCAATACTCTAATAGTCTTTTCATCTGTATATATCCATTGCATCATTTGTATAACAACTTTACCAAGTTGATTTAACATATACTCTATATCGTCTTTTTTAGATCTTATTCTTCTTTGACCAAATTCATCTAGCGCTAAAGTACCTTTATATGTTTGAGGTGCAGCACCTTGATCACCTTGCATTAATGCATATATACCTAAAATTCTTTCTATATCAGCCTTTGCTTCTCTTTCATTGTTATATAATTCATTAGGAAGAGGAACTGGACCTGCTACAATAGGTTGTCCTAATTCTGGATCAAACTCTATAACAGCAGTACCTGCTTTAGCCCATTCTTGTGCTAATTGTTGTTTATCCATAGAACCTCTAGGTATTAATAATTTAACATTTGTAGAACTAGAAGCATGTGCTATAATTAAACTTCTTACCTTGTTAACGTATTCTTGCAAACCTTTAACAAGTCTAACATCACTCATAGGAAAAGGACTTCTATCGTGATGATTCATTAAAGTAACTACTGGATAATGCTCTATAGGCTTCATATAATCTGCAATAAGTTTATCACCTACTGATATAACGCATCTAATTCTATCACATTTAATAGGAGTTACTTGTATTTGCTTGTCTTCAAACAAGTCTCTAATCTTAATTGGTATTATTCTAGTAGTAGAATTTGGAACTGAACCTGCTTGCTCTTCACCTTTTAATTGTACTGGTTGACCAGACATAGGATCTATATACTCATGGTAGATACCATCGAACTCATCAAATAAGAGTTTAGCTTGTCCTACTTCTTCTCTCCCTGTAACATAAGCTGGTTCTGGATTACCTCTTCTTTCAATAATAAAAGCTGGTCTTTCTAAAAATTCTTCAAATTGTTCTTCTGTTAATACATGTTCTTTAGGCTCAAAAGGATCAAACACTCTCAACATAGGCATTTTAACTTTAGTATACCTTTCCATTAACTCTAATTCTCTATCTTCATCTAAAGCATTATTAGAATTACCTTTATTAAAAGGGCCTACTTGTTGTTTTTCAATACTTACGTCTCTAGTTGTGGGATAATTACCTAAAACTCCTGTTTCATCAGCAGATAAAATTAAATCTTTATAATCAGGGAATTGAAGAAGTAATTGAGATTGCATTGTTTTCTTCGCTATTATTATATGGTTAGCGTCTTGACAGAATGTGTCACGTGATGCTGGATCGATATATAAATCCATAGGATCAACGGACTTGAGAACGACATCACCCTTACCGAAATCAGCGTTCATATCAGGGTAAGCCATTATACATCCTATCCCTTTAACGTAGTAATCTTCTATACACTGCTTTAAAACAGTATTTCCATTTGAATTATCCCACACCCAAGCCAATAAATCTGACATAACTCTAGCTGTTTCATTATCGCTAGATTCTCTACCTACTACTTGAAACCTAGGTTTATTAGTTGTAAGCATAGCTTTAGCTTGTTCAACTGCATTATGTATACAGTTAACAACTACTGGTGCTTGATTTCTTGCTTTTAATTTGTTTACTTGTTCTTTTGTCCACTGAGCGCCTGATTTAAACTCACTGTCTTCAACAGCTTGTTTAGCCCAATCAGCTCTAGCAGAAGAGTATTCCCTAACTAGTTCTTCGGTTAGCTTAACTTCCTGCTCTTGTAGTTGAACATCTTGTTCTTTGTTTGGCATAATACCTAATTAATTAGCTAATTAAATTGCCTTTAATATAATACGAGGTTACACTGTCATCCAAGAATCATTTTTAAATTTAGCTTGAAAAGTATTGTTTTCACTGCTTTTATCGTCTGAACTATCATGATGCGGTGTAAATATACCTTTATTTGCATAATACAGTCCATCCAGCAAATCATCATGCTTGCCTCTAGGATATAACAGTAATTCATCTCTAAGTTCTATCATATCTTTAGTTATATAGACTTTACCTTGTGCAAAATAAGGCTGCAATGTTTCTAGTCTTGATGACTTAGAATTACGAGGTCTTTCTTTTATTTCCAATCCTGATATAAATATCTTTTCTTCTTCACATCTTTTTCTAACATATTCTCTTAACATCTCTTGATAACCAACTGACTCTATTCTAGTCTTAGTTGGT